GGGCCCAGGTTCGGGTGGCGGCTCGGGCGGGGCCCGCTCGACGAGCTTCAGAGTGCCAGTACGTGTGACCATTCGCGCGGCCGCCATTCCCAGTCCTGGGTGTTGGCGTGCCAGATCCAACACCCGCCACGCCAGCAAATGACGGCCGAGGTGATCACGCTATGTGCGCTGTATCGGATGCAGCCACGCGCCGAAGTTGCCGCTGATCATGAATGACAGCACCACGAAGAACCATGCCCACGAAAACCAATTCCACGCGCGGCGCGGAGCGGAAGGCAGGGTCCAGCTAAGCCCGGAGATCGCGAAGCACACGAGCGCCAGGATTTGACACACGAAGATAGCGTTGTTCTGCATGTCAGATTCTCCCGAGCAATACCAACACGAGCACGATGACGAGCACCACGCCGAGGATGCCGAGGCCACCGTTGCCGAAGCCGTACCCGTAGGGAATCGGCGCGCCCCACCGGTGACTGAAGCCGCCGAGCAAGAAGATAACCAACACGATGAGCAGAAGTGTACCGAGTGACATTTGCGTGTCCTCCTTTATCCGGGGCTCAACTGTTCGATTATTTGGCCCGCAACGCCACGAGCGCCGCGGTGCGCACGTTGGAACTGCCCGTGCGACTCCATTGCCCGCCAGGTCGGTTGAGCCGCTCAATCACCGAGGCGTCGGGGTTCGTGCGGTACTGGCCGCCGAGCCACTCGAAGTAGGTCCACATATTGGAGTTGCCCTCGTGTTAGGCCGCCGCCGGCTCCTCGCGCTCGCGCCGTGGCGCACCTGGCCGCGCTGCGCCTTCGTCCTCGTCGCTCGGGTCGTCGATCTCGTCGCCATCCTCGGGCGGCGTCGGCAATGCCGAGCCCGAGAGGTTGTCGTATCCAGACTCGGGGTCTGCGGCGATGCGGGCGCGCACCTCCTCGGGAGAGATCGCGCCCATGTCCACATACGCCACGTCCATTTCGGACTGGGTTTTCTTCACGCGCGCGGCCGCCTCGCCGACGAGTTCCTTGAGCGCCACGAAGTCGAAAACGATATCGCTGTCGATTTTGCCGTAGCGGTTCAATTGGATCACGTCGAGGACCTTCTTCACGTTGTCGGTGAAGACGGCCTCTTGCTGCGAATGATTCCAGTCGTGGAAGACCTCGATCTCCCCTTCGCTCGAGGCGTTCAAGCCCGCCGGCGTGATACCGGTCATCACCACGAGCGGCAGGTGGGTGGGGGCTGCCATGTGCTCCTGCGCCTGGGATTGAAGCTCGGACAATCCCGAGAGCGGGACGGCGAGCTGTTGGAGCATTTCCCGTTCCTTGTCGGTGAGGAAGAGCCCCTGGTTATCGCGGCACTGCGTGAAGAACCGCGCGCGCTTGTCGAGTTCGTTGGTGGGCCCGCCGCCGAGTATCTCGCCCATGTCGGTTTGCAGGAAGATGACCGAGAAGTTGGCGATGAGCCGGTTCACGCTGTCCACGGTTTTCAGCCACCGCGCGACGTAGGCGTCGATCAATTGCGAGAGCGAGATACCGCCGAAGTTGTACGCCGGTTTGATGATATCGGGGACCTCGCGCGACACGAAGCGCAGCATCCGTGACTGGTGCGTCTTCCTACCTAACACCATCCAACTCTCGGGCTTGTAGAAGTTCGGGTGCGTCGGGTCGGTCGAGTTCCACGTCAGGGGCGTCGTCCAAATCGGCTCAATGTTCGCAAAGCCCCGCAGCGAGCCCTTCGGAATCGTTTTCTCGTCGATCGCAAGGGGCAGCGCGTGGTCATCCCCGGTCGGGCCCTTGAAGTCCATGAACACGTGGCCTAGCCCGTAGAAGCCGTCGTGCTCCATGGCCTTGCGGAAGATCGCCTGCAGTTTGAAGGTCTCGAAGTCCTCGGTGATCTCCTCAATGATTTTGGTTTTGTCGCCCTCGCCTTTGCTCTTGAACGTGATCCACTTGCGCGTCATTTCCTTGGCGACTGTCTCGACGGGCTGGCGGTACTCGGTGCGCTGCGCGAGCTCGGCCAGATACGGGTAGCCGGGGAAGTACAGCCCGAAGGCGTTCAAGCCTGCGACGCTGTTCAGCCCTAAGAACTGCCCGAACGGGTAGCCGCCAGCGTCATCCATCGCCATGCGCGCCTTGACGGCGAGGCGCACGTCCTCGAGCACCTGGCGGCCCTTCGCGTCCATTGCCAGGGCCGGGTCCTCGACGAGTTTGAGCACCGCCGGCAGGAGCTTCGGCATCGCGAGCGTGTGGCGGTACGGATCGGGCGGCGCGTTGCCGAGTGAGGCGCCGTCCTGAATTTCAAGCCCTGGCGCGCCTGCCGGCACAGGAGCGGGGCCGGTAACACCGAGCCAGGAGCGCAGGCGGTTGCGTAGCCATTTCATGGTTTGACCGCCTCTTGTTCGTCGACCCGTGCTTCGGCCCTGGCGATGAACTTCTCGGCGAACTCGAAGGAGGCGTCGAGAATCTGTTCAGCGCTGGCAGTCCCACCCATGCCGCCGATGAGCATCGCGAGCGCCGTGGCGGCCGCGCCGATCACGACGGTGGCCTCGCGCTCCATGTCGTTTCGGAACGGCAGCGGGTGACGGCTCACCTGCGCCGCCCTACGTGGCTCAAGTCCTTGGCAGGTGGCTTCATTGGCGTTCAACTCCCTACGGTCGGGGTGAGGTTGCGCTCGTCGATTCGCATCGGTCGGCGGGCGGGAGCGTAAACCATCATGACCGCATCCCCCAAGTTTGGTGAGGCCGTGCCGTCGGGTTGCTTGTCCACGAGGAGCTTGCCGGCCTGATTCTGCGAGTACGTCGGCTGCGAGATTTGAATCAACAGGCGCGCCTTCTCGGCCATGGCGGAGCTTATCGAAATGAGCATCTCGCGCTCGTAGGGCTGCCCGTTCACGGCGCGGAAGGTGTTTTGAAACAGCATCCGCAGCCACCACCACGCCTGCGCCTTGAAGTTCAAGAAAAAGTCCTTGTTTTTCCGCCCTGGCACCATCTCGCGCTCGGGGTCGAGGACCTCGCCCGAGCCCCGGAAGGGCTTCACGACAATCACGCGGTGGTTGCCCTGGGCCGCGCGTGCTTCGTTGACCTTGCGGGCATCGCCGCGCACGCCCGCGCCGACGCCATCCCCGTCGTACCGCAGCGCGTGGCAATTGTGCAGGTCGCACATGAGGAAGGCGCGCTCCACGGTGGCGTAGATATCGGACTCCTTGCCCGTCCACTCCTCGACGTGCTCGAGGAGGATGCCGTGGCGGATCGCCCCGGCGTTCTTGTCGATGCCTTGGTCGGCGACGTCGAGGGAGGCCAGGCGCTCGCCGGTGATCGCCGGGAAGTCCTTGATTTTCAGGTGCGCATCCACGACGGCGTTCGCCCACACGGCCGGGATGAGGATGCCCTCAAGGGATGCGGAGTAGTTGATGTCGAGCTCCTGGGCGGTGACGACGGGGCCCCAGGTGTCGAGGAACTTGTCGTAATCGGCTTGGCTCATGCGCGGGTTGTGTCGCCAGTGGAAGGTGAACTTGCGCGTGCCCTTCTTGTGCATCCGCTCGGCGAAACTGTTATCCATGCCGCGCACGCTCGACACGTCCTGGCGGCAGTCGGTCGTTTTCGACAGCGCCATGTCCGCGATTTGATCGTGCTCGAGGTGCGCCGCTTCGTCCACGAAGTAGATCGACGTGCGATTGCCGCGGCCGATGTTGTCGCCTATCTCGCCAATGATCACCCCTCCTGTTTCGGGAAACAGCAGCCGCCGGTCGAAGCTGCACGTGTCCACGACGTGGCCGCCCCGGAACTCCTCGGGCAGCCACTCGAGATAGTTGCGGCCCTTCTCGAAGAGTGACCCCATGTCGCCGCGCCAGTCCACCTTCTCGCGCTTGAAGGAGCCCCACCCGATCGCCACGTCATCGTAGACCGAGGCAATGCAGATCGACGTCCCCACAATCAGCCAGGACACCCCGACGTCGCGGCTTTTCTCGGTGCCCCCGTACTCGCCGTCGCGCCAGTTCTCGACGGTGAACTCGATCCACTCGCGCTGGCGCTTGTCGAGCACAAAGGGCATCACCACGGGCAGCCCCTTGCGCACGTTGCGCGGGTCCACGGTGACGCCCCAGTCGTTCACCATGTCGGCAATGTGCGAGCGGTAGTAGCGCTTGAGCTTGCGCACTTCGGCCGGGTGGCCGCGCAGGTACTTGAGGCGCCTGGCGCGCTCGCGCGTAATCCCGTCGTAGAACTCCCGGTCGAAGACGGCGGGAGCGAGAACCGCGTTCACTCCGCCCCGCTCACCATCGCGTGGTAAGCCCTCATGGCGTCATCGTCGGTGATCGCAGCGCTTGCGACTGCGTGCGCGATCGGCTTGCCGTCGAGGCCGCCGTGCTCGTGGCGGTAGCGCTCCTGCCACTCGCGGCCGCCTTGGGTTTTCATCCAGAAGATTTGCGCGGTGACGTTGCCCTTCATGCCGTTCTTGTAGAGCGCGCCGGCCATGTTCATGGTCGCCATGGTTTTGCCGAACTTGAGCTCGTCGCGATACTCGCGCAGGAGTTGCCGCGTACCGGTGCCGATCACCTTGGCAATGTCGTGGTGCGGCTTGCCCAGGATCGCGAGGAGCTGCACGCGAAGCCGCGACTCCTCGGTCGGCTGGTGCGGCGGGCGCCCCTCGGGTCTGCCGGTGCGTTTCCTCATGCGCGCTCGGCCTTGACGTCCGCGAACGGGCGGTTCTCGAGCGTGGCCGCTTCCCCGGTGAAGCGCTGGTAGCGCTCGCAAATGATGTCGACGTTGCGCGGTTCCATTTCCATGAGCGAACAGACGCGGTGCTCTTGCTGCGCGGCAATCAGGGTTGAGCCCGAGCCGGCGAAGAGGTCGATGACGAGTTGCCCCTCCTCGCTCGAGTTATTAATCAGCCACGCCAGGAGCGCCACGGGCTTCGCCGCGTTGTGCTCGCGCTCGGCGCCGGCGACGCGGTTCGTGCGGAAAATGTTCGGCTTGTGCACCGGGCGCTGCCCGCGCTTATTGCCCGACGTCATCGCCTTTTGCCTGGGGAGCTTGGCGAAGAAGGCCACGAACTCGTGCGTGTTGGCGTAGGAGTTCCCGAGGCCGGCGGAGCCCTTGTCCCACACGACGCAGTTCTTCGGCGCCAGCTGCGCGGACTTGAGCCCATGCCACAAGGTGGCGTAGCTGCGCCAGTCGCAGTGCACGTAGATATGCCCGAACTCGAGCGTGTTGTCCGCGAGCACACGCCCCAACTTCTCGAAGAAGGGCCGCACCATTTTGTCGTCGGCGATATCGGTGGCGATGCCGGTGCTCGAGCCGTAAATCGCATACGGCGGATCGGTGAGCACGAGGTTTGCCTTGTGATTGCCCAGGAGCCGCGCGACGTCCTCGGGCTCGAAGGTGTCACCGCACAGGACCCGATGAGGACCTAAGCACCACAAATCCCCAGTGCGCGCCACGGGGTGCTTCGGGCTTTCGGGTATGTCATCCGCACCAGCTCGCCCGGTCGGTGTTAGGTTCAGGAGCCGCCGCAGTTCCTTGTCCGAGAACCCGATCACCTCGAGCGTGAAGCCGTCCTCCTTGAGCGCGGAGAGTTCAAACGTCAGGAGGTCATCGTCCCACGCGGCGTTCAACGCGAGTTGGTTATCCGCCATAACCAGCGCGCGCTTCTGTTGTTCGGTGAGCCCCTGCAGTTCAATCGCGGGCCCTTCCGTGAAGCCTTCCAACATCGCCGCCTCGCGTCGCCCGTGGCCTGCGATGAGGTTCAAGTCCGAGTCCACCAGTAGCGGGTTAGTGAAGCCGAACTCGCGGATGCTCGCGCGCAACTGTTGGATTTGCTCGGGCGAGTGGACGCGCGCGTTCTTCTCCCAGGGCTTCAGCGCCGCCAGCGGGACCTTTTTGTAAGCGTGTCGCAGTTCGCTCATTTGCGCCACCGGCGCTTCACGCGGTCGCCAGGTTCGCCGGCGCCGAACCGACACGGCGGCGCGTGCCCGTGCTCGCGCTGGCAGCGGAACAGCAAGCACTTGCCCTTTCGGCCAATCATGAACTGCACCGTCACCGGGCAGGCGCCAGGCAGCGGCGGGCGCGTGCGGCGGGACACGCGCTCATCGCCGCCGTATCTCGTGGGACAGGCCGAGGCGGTGCGCCTGGCCGTAGAGTTGGTAGAGGTCAACGCCGAGCTCGGTCGCGAGTGCGCGCAGGCTCCCGTCTTCGCGGGCGCGCGCGTAATTGGCGCGCAGGAGGTCCTTCATTTCCGGTGTCCACGTGCCCTTGTGCTCGTGCGTCGGTTCGTGCGCTGGCGAGATCGGCGCCACGTGCGTGCTGGTCATGGTTCGGCCCCCAGGTGCTGCGCCACCCATCTTAGCGCCCGCAGGCTGTAGCCTATTGTGAACCCTGACACGAATGCCGAGGCCGTCAGGATGCCGATCACGAGGAAGTACAGCCACGCGCGACTGCGCTCGGGCAGCGCCGGCTCGGGTTCCTCGACGAGGTACGGCACCGGCGGATCGGCGCGCTTCGGCCACTTCGGACGCGGGGTTTGCAGGTTGAAGTCCTGCCTCACCTGTCCTCCTCGTCGGACTGGGGCGCGGGTTCGGGTTCGTAGTTCAACTCGATGAGGCAGCCGGCCGGGATCATGGCAATGAGGCGCTCGTGTCCGCTGTCGTGCTTCGGCAGACTCGTGTCGCGAAGGTCCACCCAGGCGAAGGTTTCTCGCCGTGAGAGCACGAGCCCCTTGCCGGTGTAGACGCGCTGCGTACCGTTCGGCCAGGTAACGGTGATGTTGGCGAGCTTCACGCGGGTTGCCTCCACCCTCGAGCGGCGAGCACGCGCAGGGTCATCTCGATTGCGCGCTTGGGCTTCACGTACTTCTGCGGGAAGCGCAGCACGGTCCACCCTAGGAGCGCGGCGGTGTTGTATTTGTCCATGTCCTCGATGATCCCCTTGATACTGCCGTGACGGCCCGCGACTACCATGAGCCCGGACGGCAGGCGCCGCGGCACGAGGCCTTCGATCTCGACCGCGAGCATGTGCGCGCGGAAACAGAAGTCGAAGCGCCAGTGCCGCCCGTGCGTGGCCTTCGCGAAGAGGTGCTGCCGCTCGACCGTGGGCAGACAGTACGCCCGGCACTGGGCGGCGAACAAATCCTCGGGCCCGTCCTCCTTGCCAGGGCCGGCGGTCGGCTCCCCGAGCTCGTGCTCGTCCCACTCGGTGAGCTTCAGTTCCCGCTGACGTCGGGCCCTCATGTGAAGCACATACCGCTGCCGCACTGGTCGAGCAAATCACCCTGCGCCTCGCCGAGTTCGGCGCTGTCGAGCGGTTTGCAGGAGCGATGCAGGAACAGCGCCGGGTCGATTTTGCGCACGTCGCGCTCGAGCGCTACCGCTGCCTCGAAGTCCTGGGGATCGGTGCGTTTCAAGTGCAGCCACTCGGCGTCGCTACGGTATGGGCACATCCAGCACGAAGAGCGCGGAGGCTGCGGCCAGCCCATGCGCAACACGAGCGCCACGCAATCGGTGCGCGTCAGGCGCCGGTCGATCAACGGGTACGTGTGATTCCATTTCGCTTGCGGATCGTGCGAGCGCGCCCGGTAGTATTCGTCGATAGAAAACCCGATCCAGATTGTGCCGCCTGTGAGGCCGAGGCTGCGGTAGTAGCGCTCCACGGGTCGGCTCTTCCACTCATTCGAGCAATATTTGCGCGTCTGCCCAGGGCTGCCCGCCTGTGAAGTAAACATCGGCATGAGCGCCGTCGTACCTTCTGCGCCGCCGAACAAATCAACGGTCGCCCACGCATGGGGCAAGCGCTCGAGCTTCACGCCGGCGCGCGCGAGCGCCGGTCGCATCGTGCCCTCGTGGTAGCGCCAGGTTTCCGAGGCCTCGCGCCCAGTGTCGGCAATGACCGCCGCATCCGGCACCGGAAGGTCGCCGCGGCAGATTAGCGCGGCAATGGCTGCGCTTTGTACCCCGCCACCACAGGACCACACGACGCTCATCGCTCGGCCTTCTCGGTGACGAGCTTGGCCTGTTCGTGCGGCAAGAACCCGACGTCGAGCCACCAGCGCCCGTCTTGATCCCACCGGATTTGCCCGAGGAGCATCCCAGGAGCACCGAGCGCGGCGGTAGCCTGCACCCGGTCGTAGTACGGGCGCAGTTGCCGCACCTGTTTCTCGGTGAGAATCACGCGGCTCATTTGCGTGCGTGCCGCTTCCTGTGTTTCGCCCGCCTGTGCGGCGGATGGTTGCGGACGTACTTCTGCGCAGCCTTGATCCATGCGGGCGATACGCTAAGCGCGTCAGTGATCCGCGCAGAGACCGTATCGGGCACCTTGCCTTCAAGAAAAGCGAGGTAGTGCTGCGCACGCTCGATGACTTCCTCCGGTGTTGATTGCGCATAGGTTGCGCCCTCCGGTCGCGCCTCGGCCGCCCACGCGAGCCGCAGGGCTTCGAGCCGCAGTGCTTCAATGTCCATAGATCACCGCCTAGTGCGCCAGCGTAGATTCTGGCGGCGGCTGCGCCGGGGTGGTGTTGGGGTCATCAGCGCCGTGTTGCCCCATCGGAAGCTCGGGCTGCCTGTCGCGCTTGGCCTTCACCCGCCCGTCGACGAGCGTGATTTTCACCTCGCGGTGCTGGTGCTCCTGCAGCATCAGGTTCTTCTTGCCGATATCCGGGCGCAGCGACAAGGCGAAGCGCATTTCCGTGAGGCCGCCGACTTGGGGCTTGAGCGTGATGCGGCTGATCTCGCACGCCGCGCGCTTTGACTCCTCGCCGTCATCCTCGTCGCCGTCGTCATCCTCATCCCCTGGGCCATCTTCGGCCAGGAACTCGAGGTCGCGATCGCCTGACACGCGGATCGTGAGCGCGTCGGCCTCGAAGCTTTGCGACAGCGCGAAGTCTTCACCCTGCCACCAGTCCATCGGCTGCGCTGCACCTTTCACCGTGGTATCGAACCACGATGCATGGCACGAGTTGTCGCGCATGAAGCGGTTGAGCTCCGCCTTCGTGAGCATGAGCCCGGACACGGGAATGGTGAAGGCGGTGACGTACTCCTTGCCGTGCTTCTCGAGGTTGTTCGAGATTTTACCGAGGCGGCAAATCTTCGCGTCGAGTTGCAATATTTTCTCGTGTTTCTTCGCCATGTTGGTTTGCTCCTGGGTGGTGGTGTTGGTGATGTTAGAGCGGCTCGCCGTACAACCGAGCGAAGGCGGCCGAGTAGGTGAAGCACTTGCCGTCCTTGCGTCCGACGATGACCTCCTGAAGGTCGCGCATGGTGATCGCCTGGCGCAGCACTCGCTTGCGGTCGGCGGCGTTGGTGACACCGCTGAAGAGTTGCTCGACGAGCGGGCCGTGCCGTGAGAGGCGCCGGGCGAGCCACAGTTCCCCGTCGAACTGCACGAACTCCGCGCGCGCTTTTTTAGGCGTGTCGGAACTCATGCGACCGCCACAGATTGCGCACGCCCGATGTAGTCGCGCCACACGGACTGCTGCAAATCGACGGGCACCTCGCCGCCGTTGTTTTGCGCGAGATCCCGCATTTCAGTCGCCCACGCCTTCTTCGCCTCGACGAACGCGGCGTGGTTCGTGATGCGGCGCCGGTTCACCACGAGCCGCACGAGGTGCGCCAGGAGGTGCCGGTTCGCGGCAATGTCCCACATATCGCCTTCCCACGGCGGTTGTGTTGGTGTCGCGGCCTGCGGCAGCTGCGCGCGCAGTTCGCGGCGGATGCTCCACAGTTCGCGCACGGTCGGCATCTTGTCGGGGCCGTCTTCGCTGAGTGCGTAATCGACGAGCCGGTCCCACATGAGCGGGCTCAACTTGCGAAAGGCGCGCCCGTAAGCCTCGCGGCGCTCTTCGGTACACGGCACGTTGAAGCCTGCGCACAACTGCGCGAGTGCCTTGTCGAACTCGTCGGGTTCTAACATCGGTCAGTGTCCTCCCCGGCGCGGTGGGGAGCCGCCGCCGTATCCGGGTTCCCCTGGCAGTGCGAAGACGTCGATCCCCTTAGCTTTGGCTTCGGCTTCCCGTTCTTCGCGGGTCTTTCGTTGTGCAACCCGCCCCCCCCTTCCGGCGGACGGAGCACCGACCTTGGTGCGAAGTCCGGTGTGTGGGGATTCAGTGAATGGGGATTCAGGATTCAGAGAAGAGGGATTCAGAGGCGAAACGGGGGCGCACCTTGGTTGTGCTTCGCTTTCGACCATGGTCGCAAGTGCTTCCGACCTTGGTAGGCCGCCGTTTGAGCTAAGTCCCGGAATTGATGAGGGTGTCTCGTTTGAGTGCGGGCGCTGGTGCTTGAGGAACTCATTTATCTGTATGTAGGACTTTCCTGACAACTGGTAGCGGACGATGAACCCGTGCTCGTGCAGCCAGCCCAGGAAGGCGTCGACCTTCGTTTCCGTCACGGCGCGCCGATAGGGGAAAAGCTCGGCGCAGATTCGCAGCGGCCGATCCTCGAGCCGTCCTTCCCGGTCGGCGATGCCCCACAGGCCGGCAAAAAGGATCGAGATGAGCGGGTCCACCGAGCCGAGCAACTCGTTTTTGAAGAACCCAGGCTTGAGGTTGCGCGCCCGCATTCGCTAGCTGCGCCGTTTACGATTCCATGCACCGAGAAGATCCATGTGTGATTGAAAAGCGTCGCGACCCCTGGCGAGCATCGGCATGACTTGCTCGTCGATCTCATCGGGCGTCGTGTCCTCGCGCTTCACGTAGCCGGGTTCTTCAAACTCGGCGCGTTTGATTACGTACCGCTCGCTCAACTCACGCGCGAAGGCGTCGATGGTTTCCTCGGACGACTTCTGGTCCGGTAGATCGTGCCGTTCGCGCAGGCAACCGCGCGCCATTTGTGCGATACCCTCGAGCGCTGCGAACTGCACAACGGCGACGGTGCGGTGACTCGGGTCGAGTTTCTTAAACACCCGCCGCGCGACGTCCTTCGCTACGATGACGACGGCGTTCTCCTCGTCGAGTTGCTCAATCACCGCGCGGCACAGGTTGCGGATCATTTCCCCAGGGTTCGGCCGCTCGGGAAGTCTGCGCCCGGTCGTAGTCTGAGTCATAGCAATCCCCTTAGTTTTTTCAGGAGTGGGAACAGTTTGTCGCTATGTGCACGCATTTCGGCGCGCATGTCCTCATCGCAGCCGTTGGCGATTACCTCGGGCGTGGCGTTCTCGTCAATCTGCGCAACTAAATCGGCCAGGCGCGAGCACACCCATAACGACGTGCGGGAAAAGGGCAGCCGCGTCGGAGTCAATCGGTGTACGTTCGGCGTTGGTGCCGCTGCCGCAAGCGCTCCCGCTGTTGTGGGAATCCCGCCCTCTTCGGCCGTGCGTGTTAGGTAGTTTTCGACTTGCTTAGGAGCTCGGGCGAGTTGCTGCCAGCGCGAGGACTGCGTTTCGCTCACGCCGAGTTCGTCGAGGGTTTTTATTGGCGCTTGCACGCTGCGAGGGCCAATACGCCCGCGCCCGTTAAGTTGAGAACGCGCGCCTTTTGCCTTCTGCGCCACCTTGAGGAGTTCGCCGGCTTTGAGTTCGGCGCGGATGCGAATGTCGGCCGCGCGCCGCTCGGCGTCGATGTTGCGGGCTTGCTTGGCGTAGGCTTCGAGCGCCTGCGCCTTGTCGCGGATCCCCTTTACCTCGTCCACGGCGTGCGCCGCCATGATCGCCCGCTGCATGGCGTCGTACTTGACGAGCCCGGTGCGCTCAATGGTCGTCACCGATGCCGCCCGCCGAGCTTGCAGCGAGTGCGATCAGCGGCGAACACCTCCGCCCACCACACGCACGAAGCACACACCGGCTCCTCGAAGTCGGCGGCGAAGGGCTGGCGACAACTCAGGCAGCGTCGAACGTGGGTCGCGGTGTTAGGTGCGGGGCCGGCAGGTTCAAGCCTTCGCGTACCTGCGGCAGATCGCATCTTCGGTTTCCCCGCACCGTCGTTTCGCCCCGTGCGCTCCCGTTCAGGAATGCCGCGCGGGGGATGTTGGAAGATTCAGCGCAGCGGGTTCCCCTTCGTGCTGCGCCCGTAAATTCAGGCCGCAGCCGATTCGTGCTTTGCCGGTGGCGAGGTCGGCCCCTCCGTGTTAGGAGGTCCGCCGCCCTTCGCCTCGCGATCCAACACGAGGAAGTCGTGAAGGCGCTGCACCACGTTGACGCCGGGGTCATCGTAGGCGCGCACGCGGAAGCGCTTGAGCCACTCGTACCCCAGGCCGGTGCGCTTTGAAATTTCGCGCAAGGTGAGGTCCGACTCGCCCAGTAGGCGATAGGTGCGGTCGAGTAGGCGTTCGCTTCGTGGCATGAGGGGACCGATTGTGGTGTAGCACGGTGCACCCGTCAACGCCTGGGAAGCCCGAAGTGTTAAATAGGCCCGAAAACCGGGGGCTTGCGATGCCTCCCCCTTGCATTCTTTGCGGGATTGTGACTGGGGTCACGCTACCGGGCTTCGGTGTACTTGCGTACCCCATGGGGTGAGTGTATCGTCCTACCCATCGAAGCGAAAACACGAACCCGGAGCCTCTACCATGAAACGCCGCCCCCTCTCCTCTCTCCTCTCGGTGTGGAACCGCGCCACGAACCCGGCGGCGCTGCGCACCGATCACGAAGCGCGCCGCGCCCGTACCCTCGCGCGGATCGCCGACCGTCAGATGGTGCGCGACTTTCGCGAGGGGCTCAGCGGCAAGCGCTTCGCGGTGCGCTCATGAACACCAACACCCCGACCGAAGCGCGCGCCCCGCGCGCCGCCGCTCACCGCGCCTACTGGGCGACGTGCACGGGATTGCGAAATGCGGACGCGCGAGTTGGAGCGCGAAGGCCTCACGACGTCGGACGCGCAAGGCGTGGCCGAAGCCGAGCACAAGGCGGCGCAGTCATGATGCCGCAGCGCCCGCACCTGCGACGCTACCGCAAGGCGCACACGAACCCCGCCCAACTTCCCCTGCCCCTTTAACTGTTTCGGAGAACTGCCACCATGATCGACGTTACCTTTGAACTCGCCGCCGTCGTCGGCTGTTTCTACGACTACGCCTTCCGGCTGCTGCCGGTGCAGGCTCCCGCGCCGCGCCCGATCCCGCGCAGCGAGGACATGATCCGCGCCGCACTGCGCGCCTTCAACGATAGCGGCACATTCGCCACGGTGCACGCATGAGCGCCGCCCACGCTTACGATCCGAAGTGCCTGTGCCTGAATTGTCAGCCCCACATGACGCTTGAACAGTTCCGCGCCACCGGGCGCGACGTTGAGGACCTTCGCGCCGTGTTGGAATTGGCCGAGCAATTCGACGGCCCCTCACCGGGCCGCGTATACGCAGGCGGCGGCTACATTGAGCGCTTCGGCGCGGCGTGGTGCTGCACCATTGCGAATGACTCGCGCAGCGGCGGACTCGCCAACATGGAGGCCTTCCTTTACGAATGGGCGGTCGATGAGTGCGATCTGCGCGTAATCCTAAGCGCCCGGCTGACGCCCAAAGCGCTCGCGCGGGAGTTCTCGCGCGTGCTGCGCTCGTGGCTGTCGCCTGCGCAGATGCGCGCCGTGCGAGAGCGGAACAAAACGCAGAAGTACGCCAAGTGCTGCGCCTCGCATGACTTCTGCGACGCCAACATGGCGATGCTTGAGGCCTGCGCCAAGCTCACCGGCAAGCCCGAGACGGACCACGACTTCGCCGACGAGGATTTGTGCGCCATCGTGAACAGCGCATGGGCGCTCGCGCGGGCGGGGGAGTTCCGCGCATGAACGCCCGCGCCGTGCTTCTCGCGCTGTGCTTTGTGGGCGCCGCTGCTGCCGCTCACGCCGACGACGATGTTTTCGTGTTGCAAATGTGGCAGTCACCGAGCGGTCTCGGCCTTGCCCGCACGGTCGGGCCGATGAGCGCCGCAACGTGCGAGGCGGGCATCGTCAAGGAGCCGCAGACGTTCACTGATACGCCCCCGGATATGTCGCCCATGATCCGCGAGTGCACCTCGCGCGCGCAGGTGCAGATGGTCGTCGGCGGTTTTCATTGCGCCCCCTTCAAGAATGTCGCGGCGAAAGTTAAGGGGCACCCCGAAGCGCGGTTGTGGCTCTACTCGTGTTGGATGCGCTCATGAGCGCCGTCACCGTCCGCCCGTTGCTGCCGCCCGCGTACGACAACGCGCGGATCGCGCACTTCCCCTCATGGTTCTTCGACAACCGCCGCGCGCTGATCGAGTGGTGGTGGCGGTGCGACCTCGCGCTGCGCCTTCAAGGCTCCGATCCAGGCGATGCCAATTTCGACGCCTTCTGCCAATGCCAACACGAGCGCGAAGCCGGCAGGGTGTTCGCATGAACGGCACGATGGCGTGGCATGCGTCCGGGGCATTCGTGCGAGATCACAACGGCGTGATCGTCGCAAGAGTCAATAGGTACACAGCGAACGCCGTGGATAACGCGCGGCTCATTGCAGCCGCGCCGGAGCTGCTCGACGCACTGCGCTCTATGGTCGAAGCGGTCGCGCCGTCTTCTCCGGATCAATTCCCCGGACACTCGGCGGCGTATCTTCAGCTAGTCGCCCTGCCGCGCGCTCGCACCGCCATCGCCAAAGCGGTGCAGTCAATGAGCACCGGCACCGGCGACGGCTGGCCTGGGGTGTCGAAGCACGAAGGACGGCAGGACTTGAGCCGCCATCGCGGCTACTGGGCAACTTGGGAAGATGAGGAGGTCCACACGGGTGAGACTTGAACAGATGACCGACGAGGCGATCGCGCACGAGCTCAAGCGCCAACGCGAGATCCTCGAGAAGTACCCGCCGGAAACGCAGGTGTGGCTCGCCGCGAGCCGCATCGTGCATCACCTGGCGGGCGAGCAAAAGCGCCGGGCCCAGGCGGCGCAGTCGCAAGGTTGAGCAAAAAGCAAAGGCATAACACCAACGATGAAGGACACAACGGGAGCAAATGACAATGGAGAACCAACATGAAAACCGAAGGGCTGTTAGTGCTCGGGATGCTGCTACTGGCAGCGCACGGGTATGTCGTGCGTC